ATATCATCTTGTCGTTTCTGCCATTGTTCAGCAATATTTTTTGCTTCTGCTTCTGTCCGTGCCTTTAGTGCACCCTCACCAGCTTGTGTAATGGATTGAGGTGATGTCGCGCCATATGTTCCAGGGGTAAGTGCTCCAGATACTCTGTCATATGTAGGAGAAACTCCAGACATAGGTGTGGTTGCAGGAGGCATTGGAGGTTGTTGTGGCATGCCTTGCTGTATATTCTGTTGCGGCATCTGTTGCTGCATATTTTGCTGAGGCATATTTTGATTTTGTGGTACTTGTTGTCCACCAGAAAATAAATTACCAATTCCACCTAGCAATCTTGTAAATGGATTACCTTGCTGTTGCTCATTGGGTGGCATTGGCATTTGAGACAACACAGGATTACTGACTTGATTCGCAAACGCAGAAGCAAGCTTTTGATATTGTTCAGGAGTTAACATTCCTCTCATTTGAGGATTATTAAGCATTGAAGCAATAGCTTGTGGTCCAACGAATTGGCTATAAGCATTCTTTGATGCCGCATCTGCATACAGATTATAAGGCTTATATTGAGCCTCAATACCTTTAATCTGATTCTCTAATAATTGTCTAGATAATGCATTCGCATTTTTAAAGCCTTCCTGAAAACTTCCGGCAGGCGGATTAGGTAAAGGAATGTTAAGAGCCATATGTCACCTATAATCCAAATAATCCAGTTATTCCACCTAACAATCCACCAAATTGGCCTTGCTGAGCAGCACCCTTCCCATAAGCCATTTGTGCCTGTGCATTCATATAATCAGACATCAATTGAGTGAGTGAATCAGCAGAATGTTGTCCCATGTTCATCATATTCTGCATGCCTTGGCCATATTGACTATTAATTCCTAATACATTTTGCAACCAATTGTTCATGTCTTTACCAGATATATCTTGTGCATTTTGTTGGGCAAATTGCATTAATGGCGTAGACCCAGTCATACCAGACGCTGACCCCATATTTTGCGCAGCTCTCAATCCTTGTTGTTGCTGATAATGCGCATAAGGAGATTCTTGGTAATTACTCATTTGATTGTTAATAAATTGGCTTGGATCTTGCATACTCTTCAACCAATTTTGCATTCCAGGAATAGCATTCTTTCCTGCATCATAAAATGGTTGCTGATATTGTTGTGCCTGAGGAAAATACTTATCAAATTGTTTTTGTGCATCTTTATATGGTTTTCCAGCATCGCCAAATAAACCATAAAATATATTTGCATAACTTCCAGGCTGATAGTTAAAAGGACCTCGTCCTCCACCACCACCGCCCATACCACCCATTAGCATTCGTGGATCCATAGCACCATATCCTTATGATGTTAAACAGTTGTAACAACTCTCCATGCTCCAACACCTGCTTTTACTTGCCAAATCTGAATTTCAGCAGTACGTGGAGGTCCAACTATTGCATCTGTATTATAAATCATTTGTCCCTCAACAGGCGATTGGATTTCATTTCTCTGCGCCGTTGTCACCTGGGGAATCAACATCCCATAGGGCGTTAAATAACCATTCAATACATCAATAAATGAACTTAATTGAGAGACCCATTCCTCACTCATCTTGAGTGAATTGACTCTAACTACATCATCATAATAATTAAGCTGATCAATGGAATTAGCCATAATTACTCCGGCAAAACTTCATTAAACCAAGCAGCACCTAAAACAATAAAAGGTACATTGCTGAAAAATTCTATCTTAGGCAAAAATGCTTGGCCTCTTGGAATGACGCCTAGCTTTCGCCAAACAGTACGATATGTTCTTTGTCCAATTGCACCCATAAAGGCTTCTTGACGATAGCCATAAGTAACACCGCCATCTTTTGATATCGACAGATAAATTGGAGGATTTGTTAAATCATAAACTGGCTGAATCAGACTTTCTTCTAAGATAATATCTAGACCCAATTCAGTTGTAATAATATCTCCATTTTCTGTTAATAAATTTAAAATGGATGTTAAATTAGTAACATTAGTTAGACCTTGAATAACATCTAATTGGAAGCGATCTATGCGTCTTCGATTATAAGTGTCAACAACAACAGGTCTACCTATTCTAATTCTTGGTATGGCTTCTCCATTGTTTGTAATAAATGAATTATCCACTTGATAAAGTATTGGACTGTTATAACTTCCGTAATAATTGTTACCGTTGAAATATCCATGCGTTTGCGCAGGATGCCTATTCCCAATAAGCGTTTGTTCTTCATGCCATAACTTACCTTCTTCTATCGATGGATTACTTAATGTATCGTTATAAACGAAGGTATGATTGGCCGCAGTAAAATTGAGACGATAAAAAATAATTCCATTTTCTTTAATGAAAATACCTGTCGCATCTGAGATTTGACCTTGCTCTGCATATTGAGCTAATTGAAAATCTAATGCGCGATTTGAAATTGGAATTGCTTCAGTACCAAGAACTTCCATAACAGCACCAAGACCATCTCGATCTTGCGATAAGAAGATCATCCTATCAAAACCAGTTGCGATACTTGCTCTTGATGGTGTTCCATATTCTATTAATAAACCATTATTTCTACGTAATGGTAAATTTGTTCCGATGCCTGCATTTTCCCAGACTTCGGTATAATTTGATGAGAATAAAAATACTCTGCGATGCAAAGTTCGACATGCAATAATATTTCCAGGATGAGAATTAATAGTTCCTAATTGCAATTGACCAGGTAATGCAGGCCCTGCAAGATTTGTAATTGTGTTAGGTGGCGTACCATCTGTTGTGAAATTTAAAAAAGTTCCTGCTATTGCATTAGCAAGTGATGTTGCAATTTTTATCGTTCCAACAGGGAAAAGTGGACTTGATATTACATAATAAGTCGTACCTGCAACAATCTCAGGTGGCAATCCCCCACCTGCTGTAAATTCAACTGTCATGCCAGTTGTATAGATTGTTCCAGTATTAGGTGTAATAAGATCAGTTGTATTATCAAATGTGACTGTAGCACTTGTAACAAGACCCCAACTATAAACATTATTAAATGCTGATAATTGAAATTGATTCGTTCCGCCATGCGCAACTAATAAAAATCCATCTATGAAACAAACATCAACTGGTGATGCTGGAAAAGCAGGGTCAACCAAAGCGAGATCTGGTGTATATTGAAGCGAACCTGTATCCCATACATAACCTTTCTGCCCATCCACAAACAATATTTGTGAACCTGTAGCCGCATTATTTGCATCAATTCCCACATATCCAACAGAAGTGGCAAGAGGCACTGTATTTAATTGCAAAACAATATTACTTGTACTAATCCTATAAATATTTGCACCGACAACAACATAATGAAATTCATTTAAAACAAATTCACCACGAAAAGCATTCGTCGGACTGGTGCCAGGAAATGTAAGTCCTGTATTTAAAATTCCAGAAGTAGAAACTAAAGTGTGATTTTTTTTACCTTTAGCATCGATGTACTCGAACATATTAATCGTACGTTCACAATCGATATTTGGGAATCGCTGGTTGTTATAACTACCAACTATTTCATAATTTTCCATTGGCATATTAGTAGCTCAATATATTTGGCCAGTAGAAAGGCTCAGGAGCAGTGAGAGTAACAGATGGCCTTAGTGTAAGATCAGTTTCATTCGTATTTTTGAAAGTCTCATAATAATCTAAATATTCAGTTTCGTTTTGTTGTGGCCAATTACCTGATGGATAATATGCTAGGAATTTTCTCGCCAATGCATATTTCAAAAACCCATAATAATTGGGTGGTAATTCAACAAGTGTTTCCATATTGGATAAATCATTAATCATACATTTTACTTGTAACTTACATGCATATGGTTGGTCAGGAACTGGATAAACAGTAATGAATGATTCATTAGCTTGTTTATTTAAAAATATAAATCCAGGACGTGATTGTAAATTAGTTTGTCTTACCACATTCCAATAAGTCGCTTTATTTATAATGCGAAGTGGATAACACAATGCAGCATTCACTGGTCCTATTGGGAAATTAAATGCAGTAATCACATTTGTTCCAGAACCTGCTGATGCAATATCAATAAAAGTACCAATCACCGCATTAGCACTTGATGAGGCTAAATAAAGTGTTGTAGGGCTAACATTGATAACCCAATAAGTCGTTCCAGCAATAAATGGAGCTGGTAAATTACCACTCGTCGACAAAGTGATTGGTGTATTCGTTGGATATGGCGCAGTTGTCGCCATTGTTAATAAATTTGTGGTTGGATCTGCGGTAAATGGAAATGAGATCGGTAATGCACCAGCAGGCGATCCATTTGCGGGGACAAAATAATTTGCAAATGTTAAATCAACCACTCGATCTTGATTGATATCAGCCGGAATCATATCAGAAATGCTATAGGTATCGATGCCTACAACAAAATTGAAATCAATGGTCGTCAAAAAAGGGATATAGATACTATCAGATGAGAATTTATCTAAAAGTTCATTAATTAGTTCAAGACCTGTTTGGAGCATGAAACCATCTGGAGTTTCACCAACACCTAACTCACCCAACAGATAAAGGGAATTCACAATTACATCATTTACCGTCCTAGTAACTTGTGGCATTCCCTTATCTCCATATTAGATCTTAGGAATCGTCACCTTGTCCATCAACTGGAAAAGCGACTTTATCTAAGCCTGCGGTGAGTTTTCTACCAAAATCCTGCGCCCAAGCACCGGTATTTTGCATCTCAGCATTAAACTCCATGAGGTCTGCTTTCATTACTGGCTTTCTGCCAGCATATTTATCTTTTGCAGCTTGTTCGCGTTTAACAAACGCATCTTTAGCAGAGTGTTCCGCTTCAAGACGTGCTTGTCTGCGATTTGCAATTGCTGCTTCTTTTCCTGGATTACCGTCGTATCTATCTTTCATTGTTAATCTCCTATGACAACAATTTGACCGCATATTGTGGATGCCATTTGAAGCCGCATAAAATGTCTATACGCATCAAGTTTTGATATCCCAAGATGTCGCCAGTTTGAGTAACAGCAAGTGATAGGCCAGTTTCAGGATCTACAGCGACACTCGCATAAGGAACTTGTAATTTATAAAGTGGAGGACAAACGATATCGAGAGCGCGAGCAGGATATGCAACGTTCACGTTATAGCTTGGAACCATTGTCACAGCTGCAGTATTTGGAACAGGTACATCCACATTTTGTAATGGGCTGGAAGTTGAGCTAATAATCGATGGTGAAACAGTAATTGTTACAGCACCGCCACCACTTGAGTTTGCAGGAGCCGTAATAACAAATTGCATGTTCTGACCAGTAGATTGTCTTGATAATGGGTTCACAGAATGAACGCCAGCAATCGAGATTAAGTCACCAGGTAAGAAGTAATTGGTCACACCAGCTGTTGCACCAGCAAGAACGATCGTATTACCAGAAGCAACAGCACCATTTACTGTTAATGCGTCACCAGCATGTAAAGTAGGACCAGCGCCTGCTTGATGCTTAATGATATTTTGTGATTGGAACATGTCGAAATATGACAAGTGACCAATAGCAGATTGGCGCACAATTTCTTCGTTAAACACAGGTGTGAAATTGTTAAGTAATGCAGATTTGAGAGAAGAACCATCGCGAACCGTCATTGCTAAATAAGCATCAGATGCAATATTGACACCCATTTCGAGTAATTTTGCACCAGCTAAATCAACGGTAGAGAATGAATTGATTGGAACCCCAGCGCTGCCTTGGAATAAATATAGTTCTTGCTCAGCGTCAGCATTAATATCACGTTCCATCTGAGTGATGATGTTTTGAATTGCTGGTTGGATAAACATACGGCTGAAATCTTCAATCCGTAATGTTAAATCCTGAACTGTGTAAGCAATCAATGCATGGTATTGGTGTGCCACTGTAATATTTTCAACGGTTTCAATAATATCTTGGGGCACAGCAGTCGATCCATCACCAACGATAAAATTATTCTGTCTACGGACCTGCAAAGTATCGCCGATCTT